ATGCTTGTGCATTAACAACAGCAGCTTGTTGGTTATTTGCTAAGTTTTGAAATATAACTTGTTTATATGTTTCTGCATCTGCAGCAGCTATTGGCACAGATGATTTTAATATACCTTCAGCTAGTGCTTCAGCTAACATTGTAGATGCACCTAATCCTCTAGCTTGCATAGTAGCTTTAGCAGCTTCAGCAGCTCCTCTAGCAAACGCAGGTAATGGCGTACCCTGTGATAGAGATGTCTGAATGTCTTGAGAAATATTTTCTAACTGACCTTGTACTGTAGCTCTTGAATCTATACTAGCTAATGACTGTTGTGCTGCAGTCATAGGAGCTGTTACAGTTCCTTGTGCAGCAGTCATTGTAGGTGCTGTTCCAACTACATTTGCACTAAACTGAGATGCAGTCTGTGGTGTAGCAGCAGCAATTTGTTGAGTTGTTGCAGCTGTTCCCATTGTAGCTGCAGGTGCTGTTGCTTGACTTGAAGTTGCTGATAATGTACCAGTTACTCCAGGTGTACTTAATAATTCATTAGATTGTATATTCTGTGCTTGTGGTGCTATACTAGTACCCTGAGGTAAACTAGGTTGTGTTAATAAACTATCAATCAAACTAACAGCAGATTTAGTTCCTGTCTGTTCTGTTTGAGCAGGTGTTATTGCACCTTTTTGTAGTTGTATATTACTTGGTGTCGCCATTATCTCCCCTGTCGATTATATTTTTTAAACATTCTTTTTTCTGATTTATTTTTATTTTTTTTATGTACTCTTGGTCGTTTCTTAGGTTTAGGTCTTTCCTCAAATGCTTTAAACTTTTTAGCCATTAACTATTTTAATACCTTTATACCAAGCTGGTAAACCTATAAAAGGTCTTTTATCAAATTGATTTTCTTTTGCAGTTTTTGATTTTGCTTTATTATAATGCAAAAATACTTGACCACAATCTTTTCCTTTAAATTCTTCTCGCCAATGCTCTAACTCACATCCAGAATAAACTAACATATCACCTGGTTCTAAATCTACTTTAACACCCGCTTGTCCTAATTTACCAGTTGGATCTAAATATATTGGCCAAGGATCACCTCCAAGATTTAAAGTTGTAGATATTTCACAAGAGTATCTATCTTTATGTCTTGCTAGTATATCTCCTTTTTTATATATTCTAGCATAAGAATACGTTTCACTTAATTTTAATTTTGTATGTTTTTCCATTACAGGTTTTACTTCTTGTAATAGAGTTTCCATTGCAATATCTCCATAATGTGAATAAGTATTAGGTACTTGTTCATCATTCCATACACCAAAGTATTCTGTAAATGGTGATATATATCTTTGATCAAATAAAAATCTTGCTACATTTCTTTTATTGCAAAAATATTTGTAAACAAAATTTGCTAATTCTTTTGATATTGCTTTTTTAATTACTGTATATTTATTTTTTTGAAACGACATTTTTAATAATATTTTTCCCTTTTAGTTTTCTATTTGATTGTATAAAATTTTTAATATAGTCTGGTTTATTTTTTACTGTATTAGTTTCGAGGGTAGCTTGTATTACAGCTTTTTTCATATTATCATTAGGTTTTGACATTTAAAACACTATTAGGTATTGCTTGGCAGTTCCAATGTATAAATCTAAATGGCTCATACCCCATGTCTACAATATATTGATGTGGCATGTATGAAGGAAAAAACATAGTTCTTCCTGGTTGAACTGTATAATTAATTTGTGATGATGCATATGTTACTTTTGTTTTATCTTTTTCTGGTAAAAGATTCATAATATTACCTGGTCTTGGATCTTCAAACAATGGCATTGATGTAGCTTCACTTGCTTTTAAAAAATAAAAACCAGAAATATGTCCATTCCAATGTGTATGTAATGTATGATGTCCTCCACCTTTTTTAGCAAATTCTTGCACCCACATTTCTGTAATAAATACTGTAAAATCTGCTAAATTAAATCCCATTTCAATTAACAAATTATGTGCTGTTGCACCTACATAATTTTGTAACTTTTTAAACTTAGAGTCACCTATCAACGATGTTGAATGAAATACATGACCCATGTCTCCTTTGTTACCAAACTTTTTATTTCGTTTATTTATAGACTCTTTTAAATTTTTTTTAGATACTTCAATATAAGGATCTGATGCATTATTTAATTCATTAACAAATCCTGGTTCATCACCATACCATATAGGACATTTAAAATAATCTTCTCTAAATAATTGTTTTGGAAATTGTAATTCTGTTTTTAACTTTTTAGTTTTTTTCTTTTTCATATTCTCCTTATCTAAATGGCCATCCAAGATTCCATATAACTAAACTATATCTTGAGCCTTTTTTTACTGGACATACTCGATGCCATACAAATGAGGGAAATACTACTAAACTTCCTTTAGGTAAAATTTCTGTGCATTTTTTAATATTAGGTTTTTTATCTGGATCAAGATTTCTAAAATCAAATTCTAGTTCACCACCTTTATATTCTTTAGGGTCGGATAAAGTTACTGTTACAGATAGTTTTCTAATTTTTCCATGATCAATAGCATTAACATTATCTCTTATATAAGGTCTGTCCCAACTATCACAATGCCAATCATAAAATTGACCTTTTGTATATTTTGTAAATTGACAAGATTCCGAATAATCCCATTCAAAATTCCAACCAGCATTAGTATTTGCTTGATGAATATATGGTTGTATTTCTTTATATATCCACCTATCATTCATCCAAACAATATTTGAATTTCTTTTCTTTTTTAAATCTTTTATCTGTGACTGATTTAGTTTTTTGCCACCACCATAGCCACCTGTAACTGCCATTTGATCAGAAATAGATTTACCATATTTTACTATTTCATCACATATTCTTTCTGGTATTGCTTTTTGAAAATACCAATAATAATTTATTAAATTCATATCCCTTATATTATACTGTTATTATTTTAAATTGTCAAGGGGTATTAATTTTAAGAAATAGTTAAGGTTCCAGAAACTGTAAATGTAGCTAGTTTATCTCCACCAGGATGAGTTGCTGTTGTATTTGTACAAGGTGATACTGCAAACGTAGCTGAACTTGGACCTCTAACTACAACTATACCTGAACCCCCAGCACCAGCATTTCCTGATCCACCTGATCTACCATTACCACCACCGCCACCACCAGTATTAGCTGTACCACTAGTAGCAGTTGACGGACTAGGACCTACACCAGCTCCACCACCGCCAGCTCCGCCTGAACCTTGTGATCCACTTTCATGACCACCTCCACCACCACCAGCATATGTTGTGGCTGGACCTAAAATTGTATTTGGTGCACCAGCACCTCCATTACCACCACCTGGGGGACCAGCATTAGCACCAGCAGCAGTAGCTCCACCACCGCCTCCACCACCAGCAGCTCCACCACCAACACCATTACCACCTGAATTACCTTGAGGAGGATCTACAGGAGGTGTGTTTCCAGCAGCTCCATTACCACCACAGCCACCGCCTCCGTTTCCACCTCCAGAACCTCCAGCTTTTGATTTACCTGCATCAGCACATGGTGAATTTCCACCACCTCCGCCACCTGCAGATGTTATTGTTGAAAAAGATGAATCAGATCCACAATTACCTGCACCTCCAGGAGGTGTTCCACGTCCTGCTGCACCACCTCCAACTGTTATTGCAAAAGATCCTGTGCCTAATTCTAATGAAGATCCTTGTAAAGGAGAAGGCCCAAAACCTGAAGCTCTATATCCACCAGCTCCACCTCCGCCACCTTTACAAGCTGCTCCACCTCCACCGCCTGCTACTACTAAATAATCTATTGAATGAAAAAATTTAGGCCACAATCCTTGTTCTAATTTAGCTTTTTGTGTTCTTAAATTCCATACACCACTTGCTTTGTTTAATTCTTTTACTAATACAATTCCTGAACCACCTGCTCCACCTGTGCCACAACTAGTTCCGCCACCACCACCGCCAGTGTTAGCTGTACCAGCATCACCATTAGTAGATCCTGATTTAGCATCACCTCCACCACCAGTTCCACCACTACCATCTGTATTATTGTGTGAGGCTCCACCACCACCTCCAGCATAAACTCCTGAATTAGGAGCTCCTGGAAAAATTGGAGAAAAATCTGTTCCTGCTCCACCTGCACCACCACCTGAAGTACTACCATCTCCTCCAGCAGCAGCATGACCTCCACCACCACCTCCTGCTAAAGCTGGTATACTAGGTGCACTTCCTGATCCATCACCACCTGGATTTCCTTCTGGTGGACTAAAACTACCTGCATTACCTGATCCACCTTCACCAACACCTACAGGTTGACAAAAAGATCTATTTCCACCACCGCCTGAACCTCCAGATCTTCCAGAAGTAGTGTGTCCTCTTGGAGCTAGTGTATTACCACCACCTCCTCCTCCACCTGTGGATTGATATGTTACACATTGTGATATAATTCTTGATAAAGAACCATCACCACCTTCATCACCTTGTGCTCTACCAGTTCCACCTCCACCTATTGTTATAGGAACAGCAGTATTACCTGCCATAGGTATTTCTAAATTTCTAGCACCTCCTGCACCTCCACCACCTGATGTATCATTACCTGCACCTCCACCACCAGCAACAACTAGAACTTGTGCAAGTCTAGTTCCTGGTTGTGTACATACATTTCCTGAAGAAGTTTTAACAGTTTGAGTATTCTTCCCAAAAGAAGTTAAATTTCTTTTACCAATGATTCCACCATTAGTTCTAGGCATTTATTAGTCTCCTATTAAGATGTCCAAGCTGATCCGTTCCAATCGTAAACTGTAGGTGTTTCTGCTGTGTCGTTAGATTTAGTTGCTTCCCAACCTGTATTATTGTCAGCTTGATATTTAGTTTCATTCCATTTAATTATGTAATTAAAACCAGATCCAGATGTAGTTGATGGGTAAGTTATAGGTGCTTTCCAATCATCACTACTATCTAAAGACCAAGATGCATAAGGTTGTTGGTTAATAAATTTATTTTTTGATGCATCATATCTCATTCCAATACCTGCATACATTTTTCTAAATTTATTATTATATGATGTCTGCTTCCAGCTTCCACCTTTAAAGAAATTTGCACACCATGTTTCACCATCAACGTGCATATCATTATCTTCTAAAGTTCCGCCATTAGCAGGAATATCATTACCTACAACTACAACTCTTTTTACAATCTGATGTGTATCAGATGTAAAACCAGTTGGGTCGGTTTTTGATTCTAACTCTGCAAAATGTGCCATATTTATTTTCCTCCGTTATAAAAAATTTTGTTATAAAGTTAATGTTCCTGATCCTGTAAATTTAACAACTGTACAGCTTCCTGTAGTTGACACACAAGATACACAACCAGGTGCTGCTGCAAAACTTGCAGGTTTGCAAGCTGTTGCTATTCTTAATACTACAATTCCTGATCCACCAGATGCTCCTATTCCTGTCGCTGAAGGTGCAGCTGGAGATGTTCCACCACCTCCTCCTCCACCACCAGTATTAACTGTTCCTGCTACTCCATTAACGCTAGGGCCATCACCACCTTCTCCGCCACCACCAGAACCTCCTGCTCCACCAGCTCCTTGAGTATTTTGTTGTGATCCAGCTCCACCACCTCCACCACCAGCATAAGTTACTGGTGATCCTGTAATTGTATTTGTTAAACCATCTCCACCAGCTCCTGCTTGTGTAGCACTTGGATTTGGAGAACCTGCTTCACCAGCACCTCCACCTCCACCAGCTGCAAATCCATCTGGAGAAGATTGAGCTCCTGAAGCATTTCCACCTGGAAATCCTTGTGCAGGTGCTATTGGAGAACTTAATGGGGGATCATTTCCTGCAGCTCCACAAGTAGCAAATCTACCTTCTGCACCACCACCTGAACCACCTGTTAATCCTGGATGATTATCTTGAAATCCACCTTTACCACCACCTGTTGCATGAATATATCCTACACTACTATCATTACCAGAAGTTCCATTTGCTCTTGTTGCAGGTGCACTTGGTGTTGCTGTTCCGCCACCACCAATAGTAATTGTATTTGGTCCTGGACTTAAAAATAATTTGTCTCCACCTGGAAAAGATGATCTATAACCACCAGCTCCACCGCCACCACCTCTTTGTTGTCCACCTGCTCCACCACCAGCAACAACTAAATAATCAAAACCTAGTGATTTATCATTAATATTTAAATTTGTAGATGCTTTAATTTGTGCAATACTATTTATACC